GCGCCGAGGATGTTATCTACACGGAAAATTCTGTAGTACTGGTTAGTCTTAACAGCAGCAAGACCATCAGCAGGTGTTAAACCAACGAATGGGTTTGAAGCCATGCCGTAGCGTGTCTTAAATCCAATCTTTGGCTGGAAGGTGTCTTCACCAACTGCACGAACCATTGTTAATGGAACGTATGGGCAATAGAACAGACCAGCGTCATATGGGTTAGTACCTTTGTAACCTACGTTGATGTAATCTGTAGATGCATATGGGTCAATATAGACACGCATACGACCGTTCAGAACACCAGCAAAAGTGTTGCCTGTGTCATCAACATTCAGGTTGGTTGACATTGCAGGAGCATAGTCCAACATACCTGAAGCAGCAAGTGCAGAAGCTACGTCAGAGGAGCAAACCATGAAGTTACCTTTACCCCGACGAGTTTCTTTAGCAATTACGTTAGCTTCACGCTCGATCTGAAGAATCAGACCTTTGAACTTTTCTACTGACCAACGACCATCAGCATCCGTTTGGATGTTGAAGATACCATTGATAGCAGTGTTTGACTGCAGAGCACCTGTTTTAGCTTGTGCATTCATAGTACGGATAACTTCACGGTTGATTTCAGCAAGAATCTCAGTTGAGAGAATGTTTGCCAATTCCGTTTCAGCATCCAGACCATGGATAGCTTTTAGATCCTGTGCAAGTTCTAAGCTGTATTCAGCTTTCAGTGCACGTGACTTAGCAGTAACAGTTGCCTTTTCAATGGTAAAGCCCATTTCACCGAATGAAGAACCACCGGATGAACCAAGTGCTTCAGCATCAGCTGTTGGCATACCAGAAGCAACATCAGGACCATTCAAACGAGCATCGTCAATGCTTGAATCGATTGTACGATATGCAGCACCACCTGGAGCACCGCTTGAATCATCAGAGATACCTGACAGACCAGAAGGACCAGAAGTTTGAGTTACAGAAGAATCACCAGAGAAAGCGGTGTTTGCTTCATTGAACAGTGCTTCAGTGTTTGAAGTTGAACCACCGTCATAACGTGACTTCATCGCAAAGATGAGGCCAGTTGGACCAGACATTGGCTGAACACCACAAATGTCATAAGCCATCAGGTTAGGCATTGCGCGGCGAACTAGAGCAATAAGAACTGGGTTCCAGTTAGCAGCTGAAGTTGTGTTGTTGCCAGGAGCAGCTTCCATCATAAGACCTTCTTCGCGAAGTGCTTGCTCTTGGTTTTCAAGAATAGCTGCAGTTACAGCTTTTCTGTGCTTATCAGTAATGGTACCAGCAGATTCTTCATTCAGTACTGGTGCCCACTTTTCGATAAGGTTATCGTAAGAAATTACGTTATGCATTTCTAGGACTCCTAATTATTGGGTTTTTCTAAGTGCTGCGAGGTACTGATTCATTGAACCTGATGTTTCAACGATATCATCGTCTGATTCATCCGTATCAAAGTCAGCAGACTCTGTTGAGGTTTTTTTGTTAAAATAAGATTCTTTAACAGTTGCAACCTTTTTAGTAAAAGTTTCTTCGCTGTCAAAATCAATATCTTCAACAAGGGCTTTAAGCTTTTCAACTTGAGTATCAGCAAGATCACGAGATGCTTCACGAATGATGGCATCACGCTTATAGCTTTCAAGTTCTTCAGCCATAACAATTGCTTCACCAGTTGTTTTGTTAAGCTTTTCTTCTAGCTCTTCAACTGTTTCAGCAAGTTCGTCAACCAGGTCGACCTTACCTTCTGGAACATCGATGTAAGATTCAGTGAACAGATCTTTCAATTTGTTCATAAATTCTTCAGCAATTTCAGTACGGAGGCCGGTTTGGATGGCTAATTTGTTTTCTTCCATCCAGTTTTCAACTACGTAGTTTAGATAGCTGTCAACTTTCTCTACGAGGTCACTCTTAGTAGAAGTAATTTCTGCTTCGAGTTCTTCGTTGTACTTTTCTTCAAGGCGATCAATCTCTTCAGAAAGCTTTGCTTTGATAGCAGCTTCAAAAATAACCCCAGCTTTATCTTTGAACTCTTCGGAAAGAGTAGCTTCGTCATTGATAAGAGCATTAAGGTCATCAGAGAAATCTACTTCGTAGTTGATAGCAACAGCAGCTTGTGCTTCTTCTGTATCAAATTCTACGTTTTCAGCCATAAGTTTCTTAAGAGCAACAGCAAGATCTTCTTTCTTCATTGCAGACATATGGTTATAAGCAGCATTAATCATACCAGCTTTTGTACCAGGAAGTTTCTGCATTGAATCTTTCTTAGTGTTGTCACCTTTACGCTTTTTAGCAGTACCAGTTGCTTCACCTGCTTTATCAACAGATGCTACAGACTGTGCTTCAGCGTTTTTAGGATCGTGAGCTTCTTCCACGACTTCGTTGTCATCGTCATGGAGTTCTACTTCTTGATCTTCAATCATTTGATCTTCAGTCATAAGTGACTCCTTTTATATTTTATGTTTGAGCAACGAGAGGAAATTCTTGAACTCACGAACCTGAGTCTCATAGAGATCAGCACGAGGAGCTTTTTTAATTTCTGTCTCCATTTTTTCAATAGCTCGAGCTTCAATAATGCCGTTGTTCCATACCCACTCAACACCTTCCATTATTCCATTAACGAAAGCGCTAGGTGCGGAGGGATCCTGAACAATATCTACTGCATTGAGTAGAAAATCTGGTTTTACAACCATTGCGTCATTATTTCGCTGCAAACTTCCCATACCACGAGTCGAAACACCCAGTTTGACACCACCTTCTAGAAGACCTTCAACGATCTTACCCATAGGAGTATTCAAAATGGTTGCTTTACCCACAACATCGTTACCTTGCCAATTAAGGGATTC